AAACGTTACTTTAATTTTTACTTTATTATCGTCAATGTTTGAAGTAACACTAACGTCTATTAATTCAGCTCTTGGTTCATATAATTCAATTGTTGTTTTTACACGATCTTCTATAATTTTAAGAGTCGAAGGTGTTATATTTTCAAACAACATTTGTTTGAGGCCAGCTCCGAGATAAGGTTGCATCGGCCTTTCCCTTGGCTCAGTTAATAGCAAATTTTTAATCGCGTCTTTTACTGCATCTTCGTCCTTTAACATAACGATGTCTGCAGACAATGGGCTTGTCGCGATATCTTTTCGAAAATCTGAGTATATTGAAAACTTTTGATTTTTCGGTGTTTTAAGTTCTATTGTCATGCTGTTGGCCTTGATCTAATATCTAAGCGCACCTTATCTGCACTTACAGCAACTGTTTTAAATCCACTCTTTAAAGCAAGTTCAGCCAATGTATCAGAATCACCAATTAGTTCGATGTCTATTACCATACCAGACATATAACTTGATTCTTCAGCACCACCTATTTTTTCATTATATTGTTGGCTTCTATATCCATTTATTACGTTGATCTGCGCTCCAAGCTTTTCTTGAAGTCTCATCAAATAAACTTTTACATCAAGGTCGACTTTAACCCAACCTTCTATTCCACAATCCTCATCTTCTACCCAATCGCCTGAAACTTTAACCCTTGAATCTTTACCTTCAAAGACATCACAACAATCAGGCAAACTTCCATATTCTTTAATCGAAGGCTTTTTCACGTTTGAAGGCTTTTCTCCAGTAGGAGTATAACCTTTCAGATCTTCGTTTTCCCAGTCTTGCTCTATACTATTTATTGTTTCTTTACGTGTTTCATCATCATAACGAATCGCTCCGTTACGAATTGCTGTAGAAGTATTGAGATTCGAGATTCTCTTTAAACGATTAGAAATTCGAGAGTACTTACCACCATAAGTATCGAGAGGTGATTTGATGTCATTCATTAAACCTTCAATCTGACCAATGAACGAACAGAAGCGAGTTACCATAAATTGAATTTCTTCAAGTCCTGGATTCTCAATAATGCTTGCAATATAATCAATCAGGTTTGCTGCTTTCTTTTTAATTCTTTCTTTATTTGCTTCGCAAAAGAATAAGCACATTTCTTCACGCTGTTGCATGATTCTCTTTACTACATTCTCTCGTACAAAGGTTGATACATCACCAATAATATCTTCAATATTAAAGTTTTGAATTGCCTTTTGAACCTTTTCAAAAATATCAGTAACAGTCTTAACTATTAAATCTTTGATTTGTTTTAATAACGACTCTACTGTTATTTTTTCAATGGCTGCTTGAAGAGGATCTTTCATATTACGAAGTTTACTGAGAATAGCAAATGCATCTTTCACTAATCCATCAACCGTATCAATAATATCAAAGAAAGCATCAATTGCACCAAACACTCCAGGTATTGATGCACAGAATCCACCCATTACACTTTGGGTAAATGTATTTTTATAATACGCATCAAGTTCAAAGAGTAAACCAAATGGATCACCACCATTACACTTATTCGTTAAACCAATTGGTGTATAATTAAATGCTTCAATAAATGCAGCAACTTCAATCTGACTAATATTACCACGAGCCCAACGATTTGCTAGATCCGGATAAGAAGTTAAGTCAGATGCTTCACGCCGATTTCTAAACGTGTTAACTGCATTTGCTGATTCATAAAACTCATCACCATAACGATTTACGAGTTTAAGTACTGGATTTGTTTCTCGATCTTCTTTAATATTTTGAGCTAATTGTTCTGTAAATACATCAACTTGATCAAGAGTAAACTCACCAAAACGATTCGTGTATGGACCACGAGCTCGATTAAGATTGGCCTGTTGTGTTTGATTACTTGTGTCGTTACATGCTTCTGTTGCCATTATTCAACTCCAGAATCAGGTGATGTATATCCACCGCCGCTCTTTGAGCCACGAGGATTGACGATATCTAATTGAGTAGATTTAGCGGGTGGTTCAGGTAACTGAGTTCCAGATGTTGGGAATCCAGGCACACTTATCACTGCAATTGCAGGAGGTGTTGGTACTGTTGGTGTTATGCTAGGTGCTGATGCATCGCCTGAACCTAAATTAACAAGATTATCTACATTTACTGTTGTAGCATAGAGGTCCATACTTGAGGCGCCTAGTTTCATAACACCAGTAGATTTAATATTCATTGCAGCGCCAACACTTATATCCATTGCAAGGCCTGCTTGTATTTGCATTGCTCCGCCCGATTTAATTGTTGAGATTCCCAATGTATCAATACTTAAAGCACCGCCAGTTTTAATATTTGTAGCCGTTCCACTTAAGAGGTTAAATCCTGGTGATGTAAGAGTTGGAGATGGAACAGCACCTGGCTGACCAACTACAAACGGCGGTGCAGGAGTAATTGGAGGTAAAGCACCATTCATATTGATGTACATATTACTTCCAGTAAAGTGGGTGTCGACCACACTGGTAAACTTCAGGGCGGTAGTTGAATAGACCTCATAACTATTATACGCTGTATGATAAAACTTCTGAGCGGTCATCGTAATGTCTATATCGGAACCAATTTGAATCTCTTTCGCAGCTTTGAGTGAAAGTGTACCAACATTTGCTTCGACCTTTACGTCTGCGGCCCTTGCCTGTATTTGTTCAGAAGCATTAATATTAAATTGTCCGCCACAACCCAACAATACATTTCCACGCACAATTTGTTTATAGTCGCCTTCAATTTCTTCTGTCTTGTTTCCTTTTACATATACATGAGCATCACCATGAATCGTAACTACATGCCCGTTACCTGCGTGTTCATGTTTCTTTCCAGAAGTTACGTTATATTGATCGTCTGAAGATTTTTGAGTCATTACACCAGCTGAATCGATTTGAATATATCCGCCTTCTTTATGGTGAATCATGATTCTTTCACCACCAGGTGTGTCATCTAATTCGATTGCATGATGAGCTGTTTCAATTACTCTATTATAAGGATACTTTGTATTGTAAGCAGCAGATGGTTCAGACCACGTCTTGTCTGTTCCACCAACTTTTAATTTTTCTCGTCGATTAATTTCTTGATCGAGAACGTAAGTTTCTTCAATGTTCTCACCACGCGTTAATCGAGAATTTTGTGGTTGACCAAAATCCCTTGGTGTTGCACCTCTTGCTTGCAAATCCCCATCTTCGCCAGGAATAACACCCCATCCTTTTCGTGGATCAATACGAGTAGCATTTTGCGAAGGAATTAAACCTAATACAAGTGGTTGCTGAGCTGCTCTTCCGTCAATAAACATTCCATATACAAAAGAGTTTAAAGGTGGAGGTGGATTGTTTGGATCGTAATTACCGGCTGCACAAATGGCCCAAGGTAATTCAGTAGTAGGCACTTGTTCATTTGTTCCATGCACACTGAACGCACGAACCTTTACACGACCTTCGAGTTGAGGATCGTTATTGTTTTCAACCACTCCAATAAAAAAGAGTGGATGGCTTAAGCCTACACCTAATTCTGTATCAGTCATATTTTACTAACACCAACTCTGTATTACAATTACCAGTAACGATTGCATGATTTGTAGCATACACTAAATAGTTACCGGAAAGTTTATCATTATCTTCTTGGTTTCTCACGGACGTCATTTCTCTTGCATCAACTTGAACAACTTGGCCTGGTTCAATATCTATACGACCGGTCAGCGCCGCAGTTACTGCTAAACGATTCATGTGATGTGAATGAGCCATACGATTTGAAATGATTTCAGTAAAATATTGTTCAGATCTTAATCCACCTGAAATACTACCTGGCTGTTGAAAGTCTCTTACCGTAATATATCTTTTTGCATTTTCATTTGTAAACGTATCCGAGATAAAATCTTCTGAGTGACTATCGTCTCTCATTTTTCTAATCTTACCTTCCATATCAATAAAGCCACCTTTGTCGGTGTAATCAAAATTTCGATAAGTTGCATTCCGTCTTACTAAATCGATTTCAATTGCTCTATTCTTATATCCGCCTTCAAAGAGATCTGTCGTTAAATTAATACGAGATGGATTAACCATCTTCTCAATTGTTTCAACTTGAGATATAGGTTGAGTAGGATCTCTTGTAGCAACCGCACCATAAGATAATCTTTTAATTTGATATTGATTATCAGTTGCTCTTTTAATGAGAGCCTCATCTGTCATATAATAAAAATTAGAAATCGTTTCAAAAAATCTAAACATACAAGAAGGTGATTGATTACTATACGATCGAATAGCTAAAAAATCAATTGCTGCTTGAGGAGATAGATTTGGAATGATTACTTTGAGCTGGCCTTCTGAAGGTTGGATGTACATTTTCCTTCTACCACTCGTATTTCCTACATCATATTTTTTAATATCAAAATTGAGTGTTTCATTTTCTGCTTGTGTCGTATCTTCTGTCGAAGGATTAAGCTTTTGATTATAATACTTTTCAAAAATCCTTTTAGCAGAATCTGATGCTTTTGTTTTACTATATGATTCAATGATTTTTCTTTTCGATGCTTCGTAGCTAATTTTTGAAATAAAGTGCATCGTATAAAACAAACCTGTAGCTGCTTCATTTGGTTCAACATCATCAATCTTATATACTTGACAATCGAGATTCCATTTCGTATTGAGATCATCACCAATCAATTCAAGTTCAAGTGATTCTTCTCCGCGAATTGGCCAGTGTTCAAGTAAACCAATTGTATCTAAAACTTTACAAGAACCTTGCCAAGATGGCATACTAATCGATTGTGCAAAGTTTATTTCTACAATCAATGGAAGAATGTCACGCGTATCGTTGTTAAAGGCACTCATTTCTGCCTTTGTAATTCTTACTGATGACGGAGCAAAGTCAGCCATATTAGTTTCTTATTGCTTCTCTGTGTTCGCGGTCGATTTGATTTAAGAAACGCTTATCAAACAATAAAATTTCTTTTTTGTTATTATTGACATCAACTTCGTAGTCGTATAGACGATAAGGTACCCACTCGTCTGGAATGATTCGACGAATAATAATTCTTTCTCCTTTTTCAGTACGAAGAATTACACGATCTTCTTTACGCAAGTAAATCGTTCTAAAAGACTCTGGTGATAGAATAAACTGGTTAATAGCCATTTACAAATTCCTTAAACTGGTCTATAATAATAGATAATGTTTTCGTCAATATTTTCATCCCTTAACCAATCAATCACTGCTTCTCCAATTTCTCCAGACTGGAAAGCGTACTTATCAATTAAAAACT